TAGGGTCAACAATACCAACAGAGTTTGTTTTATAAGTTGTTACTATTTCATCAGCAAGAATAGAAGTTCTGGTACTATTATTACCAAGAACAGCTATACCAGCATCTTTAAGTTCTTCGGTTTCAACTTGTGTAAATTCCTGTCCAATATCAATAATAGGCAGATTTACAAAAGGTGTATTCATATAAGGTAAACTTGCAAGAGCCGTTCCTCCAAATGAATCTAAAGCACCAAATGTTGCACCCGGTGTTATAGCAGCTATTGATACATCCTCAGTAAGTCTTAATGAGCGAAGTGCCGCGAACTCAGAAGCAATATTATTATTTAATTCAAATAATGCGGAGCCCTTATATAAGTCTTCATTAACAGTTCTATTTGCAAGGAAAACCAAAGATAATTGATTCTGTGCAGTTCCAGCTATTTTTAAATTAGCAAATGTTTCAGTCCTACTAGTTATAGCAACTCCATCAAGAACATTATTATCAACATTCCATCTTGGCTCTAAAAATGATGTAACATCCGATAATGTATAAGTTGAAGGCCATACAATTGTTTGATAACGAATTAGTTCAATAGGGTCAAATAGTCCTGTGAGACTAGGGTTATTAGCACCACCTGACATTGCTGTAACTGTTACCGTAACGCCAGCAATATCATTCTGAGATTCTAAACCTATTCCATTTCCTTCTAATCCTCCATTCTTTGAAGTGATTGTAACAGTTCCAGTAGTATTGGAAGAAGTAAATGGTGCAGCTGTATCTGTGGTAATGGCTGCAACTAAAGCATCGCCAATAATTGTTGCTGAATCACCTTGCGCTACTGCAATAGTATAAGAATGATTTGCTCTTGAACCAATATTTATTATATATGTACCGGCAACTGAGGCTGATCCAGAAAAAGCAATAGTTCCTGTTGCCTGCACTGCACTGCCATCATCTTCAAGAGCAATAGCATCAAATCTTGTAACTTGGTTTAAAGCTTTAGCTGCTTTTACCATCCCAGCAAGCATTGAACCTTCACCGAAAAGCCCATCTTCTGCTCCTCCGTTTTCAATAGATTCTGTGAGTTCACCAATCTTTGCAGTACCACTAGGTAGCAACTGACCTATGAATAAAACTTTCTGTGGTGCGTTAGATTGCGTTAGTTGAGCAGGTAAGATATTTAATGTAATATCTGGCTGAGATACTGGCATGGCAAATCCTTATGGTTTTCATTTCTTTTTACCATCAGATTTTGCCTTATTTGTATTTTCCAATAATTCAAGACAATTGTCAATTAGTGAATCTTTTAATCTATTACGCCATTCACGAACAAGGGGAATACCTTTTTTATCAACAGCAATATCGATAATTTCTCCTTTTTTAAAGCCGTGCATATTTAGATTTAATTTAACTTTAATTTTCATAATAATCTCCTAATATTCTAAATTAAATGAGTCATCAGTAATTGTTGGTGTAATTTCATTAATCATTTTCATATCAATACATCTAAATGGAACATCATACGTACTTTCTACAGTATCATTATATGTTACATCTCCAGTTATTTGAAATTCAAACTGGTGCAATAAGTATCCACTATTATCTTCAAATATTCTATTTTGTACAGGCACTACAGAGCCAACAATATCACATTCACTTAAATCATTCGGGAAGTTAAATCGAAGGAGTGCTTTGTATAAGTACCTTTTAACATCTACCATTAAATCACGAGCCATGCGTGAGGCAATCTCATTTGTTACTGGCGTGAAAACATAAACGCTAAAATTTCTAATTTCTGTTAATCTATAATCGTTTTCATTACTAACCCTTGAGGCAACACTATCATTCTGAGTATTTCTGTCTTTGCTGGTTATTTCATCATCAAGAGTTACGTAAGCCCATAATTGGTTTGTATTAAGCTGAGTATAAGAATTTCTTCCCCTCTCAATCGTAGCAATACCACTTATTCTAGGGTTAGTATATAATGATGCACTTCCCACAGCCGGACTATTTGGCTCTATACCAGTTTCAAGCTCATACGTAAGAGTTGTAGGGTCTATGACTGTTATTTCATATCTTCCGTTATATCCTTTATTTAGATACTGTCTCTGCAAAACAATAGGGCTTCCACTTGCAGGGGAAGTAGGGGTTTGTGATGTTGTAAAAAAGAAAACATAATCATTTTGAATAGCATTCACTTTCATTGTAAAAGCAAAAGGCTGGTCAATTGTATCAGGATTTCCTCCAACTTCAAAACTAAACCCCGTTACGTTAGGTACGGCTGTTACATTCTTAATTCCGTTATATTCGGCAATTGGTGAGCCATAAATTTCAACCTGAAAGTTATTGCCCGCTATAAAACCATGCTCTTGAAGAGTTTTAACCGTGGCAATATTATTAACTCTCTCAATTGTAAGAATATCAATAACTGGTGCTATATTATAATTTTTGGTTCCATCATTATTTGAAATGTATGTATTATGCGTGCCGTTGTAATCTGGCTCAGTTGCACCGTCTATTTCAACAGTATCAAACCTCCCCTTTGTTATATCATTTTTTTCATTAGTAATAACAGTAACAATATCATCCCTTCTAGTCATAGAAATTATCGAAACAGGTTCTTTTGCCCCAACAATATTGGCGTAATTTCCTGTTACCAGATTATGAGCACCACTAGTTGTCGCCGTGACTATAGAGCCAGAACGGGTAAGTGAAATAATACTGACTGTTGTATTGAATAAGTCAGTTTGAGTTGGTAATACTGATTGTAATTGAAAAACTATATCTTGAATTTTCATGCTTGAGTTATCCCTTTTTTTATTTCTCTCTCAAAATGAGCAATAATATTGCGATTATTACCATCTATAGAAGGTCTTAAATATGGCCTTGGTTCCAAGTTCCCTTTGGGATTTCCAAGCTCTAATGCTCTTGCATAATCTGTTTCTGCACCAAATTCCATTTCATTGCCTCCGCCATGCACCAGAAAATCTATTGACCTTCTTAGTTGTCCTGTTAAGTTTGCTGGTGCCTCTTCAGGAGCTGATGCAATATGCGTACGCCTCCGTCCATTTCTATATATAACATATGTACGCCCTGTTTTTGGTCTTTCTAAGATTGAAGCTCTTGAATCAGCCAATAAATCTTTACCAATTTTATAAAACGCTTGACGACTTGCTCTTTTAGTAAGCTTGCTTATGTTTTGCAGCTGAACTTCAAACTTTCGATTATTAGGTGATGCAGTTACTCTAATTGACATTATGAATAATTAACCGGTTTAGTGTTATCTCCACGTTCAGTGCATTGAATTATTAGATATTTATTTTCTTCATTAAGATTAATAATACGCTCAATCTTAAAATATTTATTATTATAATTAACATTATTTACAATAGTAACACCTGTAATATATCTAATTGTAAATTCATGGGTCATTAAGGTATTTAAGTTAGTACCATCAAATGCTTCAACACCTTGTTTGGTTTCTATTTTAGCCTTAACAGTCATGAATGTTGTAATATCAATAGAGTGGTCAGGACTATTACCTGCTGGTGGTTCTTGAACCCTTGTTTCAATCGTTATAGGGTACTTTAACTGTCCACTTGGAATTTTGGATTTACATGGGTCAGGGCATGGCATATCAACAAGCTATCCTTATTATTCTATATTGATTTAATATCGCGTAAATCTCTTGTGGAAGATTACAACAATCACAGTCACCTCTGTTCTCATATAAATAAGCAACAATCATCATTATTGCCTGTTTAATTGCTACTGGAATATCTTCAGGTTCCTGACCTGCAACAAAAGTTATTAATATTGCTTGTCTTATATTATAAGTATTAGGCCAGCTTGAATCACTAAATAGTTCAATTCCCGCATCCCGGCCTTGAGTAGCAGTAGTTACAAGATAATTGGTATTTGAAAAAATCAAACGAGGGTCTGATTTATTCCAATCACTAGGATAATATTCAACGCTAGTGACTGATTGAAGAGGCCTTTTTGCTATGGAAATAAAATTACCAATAGGAAAGTTACTAAGAAACAAACCCCATGTTTGAGTTACTAATACTCTTCCTAAATATTTCTCAACAAATTCAGTAGCTGTACCAATTAAAGTTGTAAGCAATGCATCATCTTCATTACCAGTTATATTTAATTGAAGTTTCACCTCATCTAATGTTACAGGAAATTCGCTTGGTGGAGTTATTAAAGTATATTCATAGTTACATGAGTTATAGCAGTACATTTTAAATCCTCTTATAATTATTACTATTATACTAAGATTTTAATAATTCACAAATGGTAAAAAAAATACCCGCCAAAGGTTAAATGGCGGGTAATTCCGGCATGTTCAATGCCTCCAACAACATATGAGGGGGGCTAAAGTGCAATGGGATGCAAGAAAGGTAGCCCTCAAATGAGTCTTTATTGTACAGATTTTTTATATATTTTTCAATAGAGAAAGATTATTTCGTTGCAAATTTTCAACATGGCATTTTGCCGCATGTTCAAGTTCAGCTTTTAACAGTGAATGTTCAGGCTCTTGGATAGGTATCATTTCTTCAAAGTTATCTTCTAATTCTTGCTCAAACTCATCAAGCTCAGGATAATCCATTTCTTCTTTAGTTGTTTCTAAATCTTTCATTCTAAGCTACTAATGTAATTGTTTTGCCCTCATTTGCAGATGCATCATCTCTAAAGCCAACAATAACAAAACCCTCGCCAACTGTGGAGCTAGTAGCAAAATTATTATTGCCTGTCTTGTGCACAACTTCATTATGCAGCGTTATTCCAAGACCGCTTACTCCTGCTACTCTCGATCTTAATTCGCCATTAGTCAATGTGTAAGTAATAACTGCATAAGAGTCACTGGGGCACGTAACACTCAATGAGGTTATATCATTAAGTGTAAAATCAACAATAGTTCCGAGGCTCGGAGGAGAACCTGTATTTAGTGCAACCTGAGCTTGTCCTTTGCTATTTGTTTCATCATGCCATACAAATATAGCCTTATCGCCTTCTAAGGCAGATGCATTTATTTTACTGAAAACAGCATTTGTTGGTGCTGGTTGAGAATCAGGAAATGAAAGTTGCGAACCGTCATTAATTCCTCTGAAATATACATAAGGTGTAAATGGTGCTTGCTCAAATGCTGCACTTCCTATGACCTCGTCATTTCCAACTCCGGCCAAAGCTCCACCTGTAACCACTAGACCAAGGAAAGGTGTTTCTTGGTGAACTGTTATAATTCCATTTTCTTGTGAGCAATACCATGTAGTTGCTTCGTCTGTTAAATCTGTATATCCAGCTCCAAATGAAAAAGGAGTTATTGAAGCGGCAAATGAAATCTTTCCGCCAATGACCTCAAGTGTTTTTGTATCTGTGAGTGTAACTGAATTAGAAGTTATTCTTATAATTCCGACCTTAAATTCTGTAGAAGTTTGATATTGGAAACACACTAGATTATTATTTAATGATGAAGCAGTAATAGCATAAACTGCGCTCGCTTCAATTAAAGTTTCTGCACCAAAAGAAACATTGCCAGATCCATCATGGTTTATAACTCTTCCGTAAAGGAAGGTATCAGTGGCTCTATAGAGCATAACACTTTTTAGGTCATTTATTCTTACTAAACTTGTTAAATCATCATTCGGAGCAGGAGTGGTTGAAATCTTTGAAGTAAAATTCACTTCAGAAGTATCTGAGGTACCATCATAGGTACTCCAGTCAATTGTTGATGCAGGTGGAAACCACAATTCTACCTGAGCAGGAGGTGGTAAATCTCCATCGGCAATGGCTGAAGATAACAATGCTAACTTAAATGACATATTTACTACTCATTATTATGCCTGATTATAAATATAATTACAATTTTCTACAATATTATCTAATATTGCTTTATCTGCGGGATTTAACTCATTTGTAAAGAATATGTAGAGTATAGCTGTAGATTGTTTCCATGAACAATACTCAATTGATTTATTGGTCATAACAGAAGTTCCGACCTCAGCTAATATACCTGAAGTATTTTTTCTTTCTGTAATATCATTATATTGGTATTCAAATAACATAAATTACCCCGCTATTAATTCTGCAATTATTGTAACTTGCTTAATATATGCTGTATCAGTTCCATCTGGTTGCCTAAAGTTTATTTCATAAGTTTTAGCGCCAGCTGTAATAGTATCAATTCTTTGAGGTGTATAAGCCATTACTTGTAACTGCGAAACTCCGTCAGTAAATTCAACCTCACAATTTTCACTATTATCATCTGAAGTACAAGTTGCATACCATGTAAATCTATAAGTGCCAGCAATTGCCGTAAAATTAAGTGTAACTTTATTTTGGAAAGTGGAACTTGTGGTACTTGATTCTGTTTGATCTGTAACATAACCAAAAGGCGGCATTAATCCAGCATTAGTAGAACTTACAAGTGGGATTATAGCATTGGTTCCTTGATCGTTTGTTATCTCACCTTGTGTAGGGTTTGCAACGTATGTTAAATTAACATTATCTTCTGTTGCAAGTAAACCTGCATCAGAGATAGTGGCCATTACTTGAGTGCCAGTATGATTAGCTCTATCCAATAAAAAAGCATCAGTCTGGTTGGCTGTTGCGCCACTTTCAACGGATGCAAGTTTAGTTTCATCAGCATCAGTAAAGGCATTTGTATCAGCATTTGATTCATATAAAGCTTTAACTTCTGAAGCTGTTAAAGAAGTAACAGCTTTAACCTGAGAAAATGTAGCCTTTTTTGTGATTTCAGAATCTGAAATATCACTAATAGGGAGTTCATCCGCTAATTCTAGCGAAGCAACAGGTGATAAATCCTTTATTTGTTTTGTTGTCATTATGTAACTACTTTAGGAATTATTTTAAATGTTCTATCGGCTGCTTCAGCACTTCCGGTTTTAATCTTTAAAAACCTTATGCCATAAAATGCAGCTATATCTCTTAATGTTACATAGGAACCTCCTATAATATCTACTGATATAACTGATCTCGTTTCATCATAAACATCATTAAAATTAATTCCATCCGAGCTTTGCTGAAACGATATGCTTGTTGATGTAATTCCAGCAGGTATTTCTATACCCGCAGGTGTGCACTGGAATAAATCTATAGCTTCGCTTAAGTCATCATCTACAGAAATATCTATTATAGCTTCTATTGGTTTTATAATAGTTGCATAATTTTTTGCTTCACTCATTTCTTTATCCTATTAGATTATTTCTCTTTATTAGCTGTAGATTGTTTGTTTTCTTTCAGGCTCTTATCTTCTTTTGTTTCTTTTTTTGAAGGTTTAAAAGCTTTATTCTCTTTAACAGGATTATCTGCTTTAGCTTCTGGTTTCTTTAATTCATCAACTACTTTGTAATGTTTAAGTCTTTCAATATAACTTTCATCACCTGTTAACTTATCACCTTTTTTTAACGTTTTATTTTTTGTTAATGAAGTTGCAATCTTAAAGTCTTTATTCACTGTATATGGCATAATATCCTCTAATAAATTCAAAATAGGGAGGGTTGCCCCTCCCAAAACAGTTATGCTGATAAGCCAGTTATTGGTAATAATTCACCTTTTTTAGCTACAACAGAAACTATAACAGACCCAAGAGTTGTAGCGGTTGAAACCATTCTTAACTGGATGTATCTTTTAGTGCCAACAACTCCCAAAGATTTTAAAACTTCAGTAGTAGTAGTCGCTCCTGAAATTGTAGCACCCGCTTCAGTGCCAATAAGATTTTTATCAGCAAGAGCAGTAGCGCCACTCATTCCAGGATCATCACTTTCATAGATTGCAGGGGTAAAAGTACCATCGTTATATTCACCGGCAAAAATGAAGAAAACAATGCCTGAATCATAATCATCAGTATCAATTATCGTTCCGCTAGTAGTTGTATCAGTTATGATAACTTCATTAAAAGCTATTTGCCCTTCTAAATTACTTCTTATATCTCTTGTAGGCATTTTATTATCCTTTCTTTAATAAATATTAATTATATTTGAATAAGGTGGAGGAATAATCCCTCCACCTTATTATGTTATGCAGCTAGTTTTTGAATCTTGATCGCTTCAAAATTAGTTACATCACCACCAACACGTTTAGTCGCGTAGAACTCAACATATGGCTTATCAGTGTATGGGTCACGTAAGACACGCAAGCCTAAGCGGTCAACAATAGTATAGCCTTTGCTAAAATCTCCATAAGCAAGTGCCAATGCATCAGCTGCAACAGCAGGCATATCATTTGCAAAGCGCACAGGACGCCCAAGCATTATATCTGAAGTACTTGTTTTAAGCATATCATATTCGATTAATGGGCGCCCATTAGCATCTTTTAGCTGAAGAATATCAGTCCAAGAATTACGCTTAATAAGGAAGTTAGAATTAACTCTATAATCTTCAATAAGGCTGTTATATAACGCAACAACACCATCGTAAGTGAAATTTCCTGCTGAACCTGAGTTAACTTGTTCTAGCGCATCGCGTTGATAAGTACCCGGAGCTGACCATGCAGGATAACTTAGGAAGCCTTTAGGTTTTTCTGCACCATCGCCTACAACAAATGCAGTGTTTTCAAATCTTGTAAGTTTGTCATTAATTTTGCCAGTCAACCATTGCTCAACATTTATTGATGCATCATCAAGGAACTTTTGAGTTGCTTTTGGTTTAGCAAATTGCTCATGAATAAAGATTTTTTTAACACCAATCTGCGGAGTTCCTGTCTCTGGCCTGCTTGCAGTTTCTCCAACCCATCCACCTGAAGCAGCTTCATTATCATCAATTATCATTTCTACACTATCTGAAGTAGTAGTGATAACATTAGAAATAGCGCGCATTGGTGAAGTTTCAAAAATACGAGTAATACGGGCATCAAGTCTTTCAGGGTTAACAAGATAACCTCCATCAGGGTCAATACCAACTTGCAATGCTTTTTGTGTTAAAGCATCACCTAGTAATAAGTACCCAGTTTGCGGATTATTATCAGCTTTAATAGAATTAACGAAACCTGCATCTTCTTTGCCATTAATATTAGAAGATAAATATTTTGACATTTCATCAACAGTATCTCCAGAAACAGGCTCTCTTCTTCTGATATAATCATTAATTTCAGATTGCCATTTTTTAGAAGCAGCATTTTCTACAGCTTTTGTACCAGCGCCAGGATTAGCAAGCATAGCTTCTAATTTATCGTTACGCTTCTTTTCAGACTTTACTTCGTCTTGCAAAGATTGCAATTCTTCAAGAGATTTTGCAGATACATCAGCTATTTCTTTAAATTGTTGATTAACTAAACCATCATATTTTTTTTCTAGTTCAGTTGATTTTTCAATTGCAGCTTTTGTGGAGCCAGCAACTTCTTCTATTTTGCTTAAAATCATTTCGTGTGACATGATAAAATCCTTTAAATATTAATTGAGTTAAGTTTTATATTCAGTAAGCAATCATTTAATTTTTCGATTACTTCCCGCTCATTAAAGGAATCACTCTCTTTATTTACTGCTTTTGAATCACTCAAAGCTGGTTGCATACCAAGTACAGTTAATAATGCATCTTGACCCGAATCACTCAAATCTCCTGATACTGTTTTGCACTTGGATACAAAATCTAACGCTTCCGTACGGCTTAAGCCTGCTTGTGTCATTGCTTTTTCAAGAACCTTAAGCTTAGCTTTCGCCTGTGGTGTTAATTTTTTATTTTTTTCGCTATCTTGTTCTTCTTCTGTTTCTCTATCTATTTTTGTTCTATAACGGTCTATATTTCTCTGAACGGCTTCCCTGTCATCTTCAGGTATATCCACTCCTCCACGAGCACCTGCCATTGCGGCATTTGCTGCAAACACTCCACGTGGAACCGCTCTTAATTCTCCATCTACAACATCAGCAAATGGTAATTTATAACTTCCGAATAAGTCAGGCTCATTTTCGTCATACCAAAAGAAAGCATCTTTATAATCACTGCTTGGTGCATCTTGAGAATTAGTAAAATCTCTAATCCTTCTTATGGCTTCTGTTGAATCCCATTCCATATCACGCTCAGCCAATGGTAGATCCATATATGGAGTTGCTGCTTTAATATTCTGTAATCTTGCCTGTGGGTTTGCAGGAAATGTTACAATAGATACTTCATAAAGCACAACTTTCTTAATAACTCGTGTATTATTATTTCTATCATATTCATCTTCTAATATTCCAAAGCCAATTGAAAAACTATCAATTGCACCATCACGTAATAATGCCCGTGCTTCACGTGCTTCTTGCACTTCCATAGTTAAGCGGCCTTCAATATATAAGCCAATTTCATCTTCAACGGCTTTTGTTATTACACCTATTGGTTTTTCTGTATTATGCTGCCATAGCAATCTTATTTTTTCGTTAGATTTTAGACTTTCAGAAAAAGCACCATATGCAATCACATCTCCATCAAGGTCACGGTTGCCAAACATAGAACCATAACCCGTAAAAACACCTTCCTGACTATTATCTAATTTTATATCAAACTTTACGTCTAGGGATTTCTTAAGCACACGGGAACCATCATTATTTATTTGGTTAGGCAAACCTGATGATTTTAAAAAAGGAGTGGTTCCCGCATGTTCTATTGCAGGTGCTGCATTTGATTTTGTTTTTTTATTTGGAATATCTTTATTTAGCATAGCAAATTCTTTGAAACATTAGTTTTGTCTCATCAAATTTGCCTATTACTATTATTAACATTACGTAAAACTTTGTGCAATAGCTTTGTTTGTTATGATTTTTGCTTATTTATATAATTATGCGCAAACTCTTCTAATATTTCTTTATCTCTATCAGTAGTTATTGCCTCGTTCATATTGATATTCACATTTTCATTTTTCTGCACAGGCTTTCCATCTGAATGTTCAATAAGTGTTTTAAATGCTGACACATCCCCATCATATAGAACACTATTTATCATTGAAACTACCATTGCATCGCCAACTTCCATTTTTTTCTTAATATTTTCCGGGATAGCAGCTCCTAGCTCTTTAAACATGATTTCTATAGCTAAATGCCTTCTTATGCGTGTTTGTATTTGTTGATAACCCTTATTGCCTTGATTACCTGATTGCCCGGGTTTATATTGATGTTCTTTACTAGGAAATTCTCCCATACTACTTACACCTAAAGTTAACCTAAAGTTTTAAAATTTTATACATTTATATCACATAACAATTATAGAACAAGATTATCTTATTTAGCAAGAACACAAATAAGGGCGTATAACGGGTGGTTAAGTTACTATAACGGGTGGTTAAGTTACTATAACAGGTGGGTGGGTTTTAAGATAAAGCAGGTCTCGGGGACAGCCGATTCCTGCCCAAATAAACCGGTATCTTGGAAAAAACCAGTCAAATAGAAAGTAGCATATAAAATGGTTTCAATCAATTTGTTTAGTGGTAAAAATACCTAAAAAAAGGAGGTATATCTTACCGCCAATATATTGGGTAGAAAAAACCACCCCAATATAATGTAACATAAATATACGGGTGAATAAAAAATTCACCGGTTTTTTATAACCACTAGAGATGATAAACAAGCACTAGAGATAACTATTAATTTATTAATAATTATTTTCCCTATTTTTACAGATATTGTTTTATTTTCCATTCTTTTATATTGACTTATAAACAATTAAATGCAATTGTGAGTTTGCTAACAACAAATGAGGTTAAGATGACTATTAATTTTATTTATACAATTTTCCGTTATACGAAAGATGATGAGAAATCATCCAAATTTAATACTGTTTATAGTAATCAATTATATGCCGAGGAAAATCCAGAATATTACTATGAAAAGGTTCTAGAGCGCATTTCTGATTTAGAAGATTTCCATATTAATGGGGAGGTTTCAATTAATAAGGATTTTGCATTCCTTTATCGTGAATGCCTTAATACAGGTGAAGTTATTAAAATAACAGCTTACACTTTATTAGAATCTTTAGAAACCGCCAGAAAAGAAATTGAAGAGGATATAGGTCATATGAACGATGAAATAATCATATCAAATAGGGCTTAATCAAGGATTGCTAACCTGAAATGAATTATATCATATGAAAGTATTAGCATTTGTGAATGAAAAGCAATAAAAGGGGAGTAAAATGACTTTAAAACCACTAACAAAAGAAATATTAAAAGAATGGGGTGCTGATACTGATGTTTACAAGAGATTCTGTGAGTTATTACCAAAAGGTGCAACATTAGAGGAGGCTATCAACACACTCGTGGAAGATGGTCATGATGAGTGGGGGTATTGGTTATTCGATGAATGTAGAAATGATGATAGATTTAGATCTTTAACTCTTAACGGTTATAGAAACATAGGTAGCAGCAACTCAGGTTGCATGAATGTAGGTTGTGGGAATACAGGTGATTGGAATACAGGCAACTGGAATCCAGGTGACGGGAATACAGGCAACGGGAATACAGGTGATTGGAATCCAGGCAACGGGAATACAGGTGATTGGAATACAGGCAACGAGAATACAGGTTATTGGAATCCAGGCAACTGGAATCCAGGTGACGGGAATACAGGTGACGGTAATACAGGTGATTGGAATACAGGCAACTGGAATCCAGGTGACGGGAATACAGGTGACGGTAATACAGGTGATTGGAATACAGGCAACTGGAATCCAGGTGACGGGAATACAGGTCATTGGAATTCAGGAAATTGGAATGTAGGCAACTTTAATAGCAAAACTCCTGATGAGATTCTTATGTTTAATAAGCCCTGCAAAAGGGAAGTATGGGATTCTTGCCAAAAACCATTGTTTATCTATTTTAGAACTAACGTTTGGATCTATGAAAGTGATATGAGCGACAAAGAGAAAGCAGATAATCCGCACTTCAATACAACAGGCGGTTATCTAAAGACCGTTCCATATAAGGAGGCTTGGAAAAATGCTTATGATAATGCTACAAAAGAAGATATAGCTTTATTAAAAGCATTACCTAACTTTGACGCAGATGTTTTTGAGGAAATAACAGGTATAAGGGTAGAAGAAGATGAAAATTAAACAAAGTAACGGAAACCTAACTTCAATATGTAAAGTTTCACATGCTACATTAGGCAAAAAACAGAATATTTCTGATATTCTTGCCGTTCTTGAAACTAATCAAATGTCTGCAAAAGTAATTGAGATTCTAAATCTCAGAGTTAATGGTTATTTGGATGCTTCATATAGTGACATTAAGAAAGCTGTTTATGACCCTACTAATTTAATTGATAAACCAAATGCCTGTGAGCGTTTGCAGCTAGAATCTTTTGTCAATCAGGAGATATCTATTTATAGGGGGTAAAATTGAAAATAACATTTGAAGCAAAAAATAAAACAGAAGCCTATAATCTTCTAAAAGCAAATGATATGCGGTTTGCCATAGATAATTGGTATGAAGAAATTATTAGGCCGCATCTAAAGTATAATAAGCCTTTGGGTGCTCTCGAAATTAATGATGAAATACAACAAGCACTTCAGGAAATAGCAATCAATTTAATAGCATATTTTAATGAAAATGTATTTGAGGAATCTCATGAATAAATCTAATAAAATATTATTAGGGTGTAATAGATTTAATTAGAAAGACTAAAAAATGAATAAAGAAGAAATTGAAATTCTAATGCAACTAAAAAATAAAATGGATACATCCCAAAGATTAATTGATTTTGTTAAAGAGTCAAATAGGATTGAAGGCATTACGCGTGAACCTAAAGACAGAGAAATCGTAGAAGCTGAAAGATTTTTAGGTTTGGAAACAGTTACACAAACAGAGCTTTTAAATTTTGTTAAGGTATATGAACCAGAAGCAAAATTGCGTAATAAAGAAGGATTAGATGTACGCATTGGTAATCATCAACCTATTAAAGGTGGATTACAAATACTTATAGAACTAAATAAGGTTTTAAGCTATGCAAATAACATCACAAGCGAAACGAGCGAATATGATATAATATCCATTCATTTTGAGTATGAAGACTTACACCCATTTACAGATTGTAATGGAAGGTCAGGCCGTATGTTGTGGTTATGGCAAATGAATAAGCTACATGGTAAATTACCTAGTTTAGGTTTTTTACATACTTTCTATTATCAAACATTAAATAACAAGAGGGGGAGTTTTAATGATTAAGTTCTTAAAAATTATTTTATAACTTGCCTAATAAGCTTTATTTAAATAAATGGTTAAACCGTCCGAGTGCAAATAATATTGAGGTAATTCCATTAAAAAACTCAATTGCTCCATACACGGCTAAAGCTCGTGTCAAAACATGGTCAGATCAAGCTACTGCTTACATGTATTGTGGAGGCAATGATTTGCAACATGTAGAACAACAAACAATTATTTATTCTTCTGTATATGGGAATGGGAATGGTTTTTATATTACCGCTGAAAATCTATGGCAAACTTCTGTTATATTTGCCATGCGTCGACTAGTAAAACCAACATGGCAAAATGACCGTGACCAATTCTTGCAACCAACTGAGCTATTATCCGACGAATTTAAAAATGACTGCCTAATCTGGATGCTATTTAACCGTTGCCAAAGAACCGCCAGCGCAAACGACCTTGAGTGGAACGGCAAGAAATGGTCAATTGTAAATCACTTTATACCATTTACTGAAAGCGAAGTTAATTCGCCTGAGCGTTTTGAATCTGATTTTATGGTACAGTATTTAGCTGATAAAACATTGTCACAAGAGGCTAAAGCGGTATTGGATGCAGGGCAAACCCTATGGCAAGAATATTTTTCCCAAACGGATGTTTATAGCGTTCGTGATGAGTTTAAACTTAACCGCCCCGATGTAGGCTGGTATCAAATCCGCAATGCCTTAAAAAAACGCAATGAAAGTGGTAATCGTGTAGAAATTGATTTTAAGCCTTTTGAACAAGCATATAAATCGCTAAGCGAAAAGCTCCAGCCACAAGTATATGAGCTAGGGTTCTTACGAGCTTAGACTCTCAGCATAAAATATTATGCCCATAAAAAACCTTCTGGGGGCATAATTGGGGGCATTTGTAGAATACGAGTTTATAGTTATTGAAATATATCAATTTGTTATGACAAATAAACGAATCTCATTTTAACACCTACCTATCCCTTAATATAACCTACCCATAGGTTACAAGCTTTTTAAGGAAGGTTTTAATGAGTTGTACAAAATATCGTACAACTGAAGCTGGAATCTTCAGACAGAAAGAAATATGCGACTGATAGCGCAAATACTGAAACTATTTTTAGGCTTATACAATCCGTTCCTCCTCCAAAGGCTGACCATTGAAACGTTGGCTGGCAAAAGTTGGTTATGAACGAGTGCAGGAATTATACGATTCTAAATATCCCACCTGTAAGACTCACTTAGACGCACAGGAAGAAGCATTTTAATCAGAAAAATATGCTAGAAAGCAAATTACAAAGTAAGCCAATAAAATGAATTGATATTTTTTACATTGACTTCAATTTTTAGTTGGTCTATTATGGTATTACCAACAACAAATGAGGTTTATTATGTTAAAAGAATTTATTTCCGGTTTATTTATGATGTCACTAATTACAGTGCTATTGCTGTTCTTTTTTGTAGCAACTGTATAGGAGGGTATCATGAGAAAAATAATAACATTTAAAGAATTTATTGAATACCAAAAGAAAAAAAGAAAATTCCTTAAAAGCCGTAAAAGAGCAAAGCAAGTTATATATTGGGAGGTATTATAATGATTTATATTAATGTATGGCATGATGATAATTTTGATAAATTATACACCCAAAAATCTGAAATTAAATGCAGTTCAATTGAGGTTGCGATAGAAGATTATTATAATAATAAATCATCATACGATTATAAATTTACATTTGCTTTAAATATAAATGATTTATCTTTTAAAGTTTTATATTTAGAAGAAATAATAGCAGAACGAGAATTAGAAGATTGGGAGTATGCTAAGGTTTTAAAAAGTATGGTTGAAGAAAATGACAATTAACCCCGGAATATACAAAAATCTTGATATTGATGTCTACCACGCAGATGAAGCGATTAGTAGCACCAAGATACGTACATTTATAAAATGCCCTGCATTATATAAGTTTGAATATTTAACAGATTGGCTATACAAAAAGCCAGTTTCAAGATGTGCTACAATTGGTAGTATGGCACATATTATGTTACTTGAACCTGATAAGTTTAATGAGAAATACATTGTGGCTAGTGAAGATATTCAGGACAAGAGACTTAAACCATGGAAGGAGTTTAGTAAGAAAGCTAAGGATGGTGGCAAAGAGCCTTTAACTCATCTTGAATATGTTTATCTTGAAGCTATGAGAGATGCTATTATTTCACATCCTTTTGCTAATGATATTTTTAAATATGGGATGCCAGAAACATCATTTTTTGCAGAACATAAAGAAACAGGATTAATGATTAAAGGAAGGCCTGATTATCTTATTGATTTACCAGATTACGGCTTAACTATGGTTGATTATAAAACTGTTTCAGGAAGTCTTGAATTTGCTCTCTTAAATGCAAATGCAGCCCGTTCAGGTTATCATATTCAGGCTGCACATCATATTAAGGCTATAAAAGGTGCAACTAAAAAGGATGTACAGACAGTTCTTTATATTCTTCAAATGCAGGAAGCGCCATTTTTAATAAGGGTCGCGCCACTTGATGCTGAAAGCCTACAAGTCGGCCATTCACAAATTGATGATGCAATGTTTCAACTGGCTGAATGTTTAAAAACTGATAAATGGTCAGGTTATGATGATTTAGAACCTTTTGCTTTGCCGGCATGGTATGGGATTGAGTAGATGGATTATAAAAAGCTCTTGATGTCATATATCATTAAAGTAACTTATCGTCAGGAATCTAATTGTATTGATTTACCTGATGCACCGGGCGTATTCAGTCTAAATCAAGAATATGATGCAGAACTGGAGCTTATAGGGCGTGAAACTATAACTGTTTTCAATAATCAAAGTAAGGAAAAAAGTACAATTATTGATAGCAATATAGTTATGGGACAATGTATATTTGAATTAGTATGTAAATGGGCGCTTGAACAATATGTAATTTACTTCAATAACAAAGATATAGGCATCTTAACACTTGAAGATGGTTATTTAACTTTAAGTTATCAAAATTCACCGATTGAGGCTTTAAACAAAATAATCTTTTGCTCTACTTCAACCTTTGGAATAGATAAATTTATGAATTTTGAAAAATATTTCTTTTTAAATTTAGCAGCATGTAAAATTGAGAAATATATATCAAGATATAAAAATATGGCTATTTCAAATAAAGAGTTGGGGATTGAATAAAATCAACAAAAAATAATTTATTGAGTATTGTCGTACTAATTTTGAAAAGGCAGTTAAGGATGCAGAAAAGAAGCCTGAATTTGCTAAACAAACCAAATTTAAAGGATTAACATTAAATGCTTTTAATCAAGGTGTGAGATTTGCTTTTGCTATGATGGAGCATACTTTGGATATATTAGAAGAAAAGGAGAATAAATAATGGATTATCAATTATTATTATATAAATATTTGAATTTTATAGGTAGATGGAGTTCAGCATATATTCCGGGATATTATGACGAAATGAAAGATGATAAAATAGATAAATCAGAATATTTAGAATTAGTTAGATTGTATAGGATGGATTGGGAATCTTATGACTCATCTCCAGAAAACAGGGAGTTTAATAATCCAATTTTAAATACATTAAATGTGTATTTTTTCCATAGCTATGATAGAGAATTTGCTAATTATTTGGTTTGCAATATAGATAAAATAGATATTAATGAGCAGGATGGAAATGGTAACACATTATTAACTATAGCATCTATATGGTATGATTATAAAGGTAGAAAACCTGAATATATTAAGCTATTAATTCAGAATGGTGCAAACCTATATATAGAAAATAAAAAAGGGTATAGTGCATTAAAATATTTGGAAGAATGTACATATGGACGTGAAGAAGTTATGGAATTAATAGAATATATAAAAAAGGAAAATAAACATGCAAAAAGATAGTTTTGAGGCTTTGGCTGAATATATAGAAGATAATGAAATCTCTTTTAGATGTTTATTGAAAGTTGTTTGCGCCACAATGCAAAGAGAAATGGAGAAATTAAATTCAATAGATACAACATATAAAGATAATATTAGTGGGAATGGTTATGTTTTTGATATTGAGATAATCGGTGCTAAATGGGATGTTAAACAAGGTGATACTGATTCCTAAAGTGATGAAAGAAAACAAAGCATTTCAAGGATGTTCAAGAATCAAAGGAAGGAAAATACACAGAACATAAGATTAAAATTAACACTTGACAATTCAACTTTTAATTAATATGCTTTTTCTACCAACAACAGAGGTTAATATGACAAAAACAAAATCAGTTATGGAAAGGCTTAATGCTGAAGGCGTAAAAGAACGCATATCAAAAGCCATAGGTGAAAAATTCGCTATTGAAGAGTTCATGAGTTCCATATCTCTTGAACTTGCCCGTAATCCTTCATTATTAGCTTGTAGCTATGAATCTATTTTGCAGTGTGCTATTGATTCTGCTGCTTTTGGGCTTATTCCTAATAAACAATTAGGGCATGTTTGGCTTATTCCTTATAAAAATCAATGTACCTTACAATTTGGTTATAAAGGCTATTTAAAGAAATTTTCTGAATATGGTGGAACTGTTGAGGTTGAGTGCGTAACTAATCAAGAAGTTAATGAAGATAGATTCTTAGAGACAAGAGGGACGCATACAACTATTGCTCATCGACCAATAAGGAGTGGTTTACGAAAGAAAGAAGATATTGCTCTAGCTTATGCCATATTGAGACATAATAATATGCCGGATGTTATTGTCGTTATGTCAGTTGAGGAAATCATTGAAGTTGCAGCCACTGAGATTTATGATAAAGAACTAAGAAAAAAGGTAAGACGTTTAAAAGGCGTTTGGAATAGTGCCGAAAGAGAAACTGATTTCGGGGAGATGTGTAAAAAAACACTCATTCGCAGACTTGCGAAACTATCAAGTATTGATGTTGTAAATCATATGTCCTCATATGAAGGCGAACGTGATGGCGTTATTATTGATGCAAAGCCAATTATTAAAGAAATTAATAATTTAAAAACCTCTATTGAAAATAGGGATAAAGAAAGTCAGTTAATTAATGAGATTATTAATCAGGCACAGGAGGTATATGAAAATGATAAGAATGTTGCTACTAGCTAGTGTTTTATGCGCCTTAGCTTTTTGGATGGGTTATTTATTTAATTAGGGAATACAAATGAATAAATCATAATTATATCGAAAAGCATTCGGAGCCTTAATTATACCAACACAATTGCTTTTTTTGCATTAAAAAAAGTAGATATAGTTGATTGGAGTTGGGCTTTAATTCTTATGCCATTTCGGATATGGACTCTAGCAGGTATTGTTCATCCGTTGGCAGTTATAATATTAACTATTTTAGATGATAAATTGGAGTAAGTATGGATATAGAACAACATCAACGTAAAGTAAGACTAAAAGTTTTACGTATTATTGCTTTTAGTCAATTATTAATTGGTGGTTTATTTATTACAGGTGCAATTGATTGGTATGAGTGGCAAGTATTAATGCCTTTTTGGCTATTGGTAACATGGATTATTATTAAGGCTATTGTTGATTTGAAAAGATTGTTAAATAAAAAAATATGAGGTCAAGAATGGAATATGTAATTCCAGACAAGTTAAAAGTTCAGATTAGAACAATTGAAAGAGTTTGCAAGAGGGACTGCAAAAGAAACTGGGATATTTTTGGTATGCTTGAGAGTTTAGTTACTGCTTCTGTAGAGCATGGAAAGTATTCCAGTACGCCAGAGGCCATAGCGTTATTGAAGAGGGTACGTTATGGCCACTTTGATAGTGTTGCTGAGCTAGAGGATGAAATTGATAAGGTTTTAGAAGAAAATGATGTTAGGCTTTAAAGTAGACGAAATAAAGCAATCCAATCTTATTCAAGAAGATGACTTGCGGGATTTAGAGAATAGATATGGTGTATATAAAGTACCTATTATTTATATTGCAGAACATATTAGTGTGCATATTGCAATTGCTCTTTGTAATCTATACCCATTCAAATACACTAAAAGACTTTATAAGTTCGCACTCGATTGTATCAGAGTTATTGCTGTATCTGATAATTGCAAGAACACAATAAGATTATTTAATTTAATTACTTCTTATCAAGCAGGCGCTATTACAAGTCATTATTACTTAAAAGAAATACATAACTTGATAAATTTGTCAGATGATCACGGTTTTGAATTACATAGGATATACGGATTCGCAATGATGTTGAATGCAAACTATTCAGCAGCAAATATTGCTCATTTCGCACTATCTATGTTGGATGCTTTTTATTTTTATGATGAAGAAAATATAAAATTTAAAAAGCAAAAAGAAATTTTTTATAAACATTTTGCATAGGAGGATATATGCCTAGAACTTTAGAAGATGAAGCAAAAATTAACAAAATAATAGGAGAAAGAATTAGAAAATATAGGATTCTTAAACATTTGACGACTGAAGAATTTGGATGTGAATTAGGAATTTCTCATCAGCAAGTGCATAAATATGAATCGGGTAAAGATAAAATCACAGCTGCTAAGTTATACAAGGTTATAAGTATTTTAAAAATTACTTCTGAAGATATTATGTGTAATAATTCCAATATTGATGACTTGCAACTTAATAGAAGCAGATTCTATATAGAGCTTACTAAGAATCTAAATAAATTAAGTGAGGAACAATTATATTCACTATCTGATTTTGTTCGTAAGATTGTAAAAATGTAAGGTTATGGAACATATTATTCAAATTGAAGCGTTTTTTTTCTTATTTATATTCTGTTTGAATTTTATGGTTTGTTTAATTGCTCTTTTACAGAGCAGAAAATATAGTCCAATTATTATCTTATTATCATTTTTATTGAGTCTTTTATTTTCCAGTATTTTAATGTTTGGCTTATATTTTGCTAAAGAGGCTATAACTATGATTCTATAAATGTCTTTCTAAATCAATATTTAACATAAAAGAGGGTAGCAATGAAAAACAATAACAAAAGATGGAAACTACATGAGGATGCTGTAATAGGCAGATTTCATAACAATCATCACCCTAATACCGTAAAGAATATAGCTAATATTCTTGGTAGAAGTAGTCATGGTGTTAGTAATAGAATATCTAGATTAAAAAAAAGTGGTGAATATGATGAACTCAAAGAAAAATATTCTAATAATCAAAACCAAGATTTTTTTAAAGAAGAAAACGATAAAGCTATAGAAGGAAAGGTGATTGAACAGAGCATTTTTGCTAATTTAAGTAATCCTATCGAGATAATTAAATGGAAAATTGATGATATAAATATCTATATTCAATCATTTTTAGATAACGACAAAATCATGCTATATGTAGAAGATAATATTTTAAAAGCTAAAAGAATAAAATATGAGGATATATAAATGGAAAATAAAATTGAGTGGGTAAAAGAAGAGCACAAAGGATTTGAAGAAGATGGTTATTATTTAGTTTTATTCTGTCGTAACTTTAAAGTCCATAATGCTAAATTTGTGATTGCACAATATAGAGGTAGAGATTTTTATTGGGATGGAGTTAACCGAAATGTAATAATTATAGCAGTATTAAATGTTAATTTACAAGATGGATTAAATGTTAATTTACAAGATGGAAAAGAGTCATTTGTTGAAATTACAAAGAAATTTCAAAATTTGCCTAAAACTATTATAGAAACAAATAAACATACTGAAAAATGGTTTAAAGCAAAGTATAAAAATTGTGATTAATAAAATTTATCATTGGCTTGTATCAAAAGATTGATAGATATTTTAACAGGAAATAAGAAAGTTGAAATCAAATGTTTTTAACTGTATAATTAAACCAACTTTACTTTGATAGAAAACGGCCATTCTCCAGATTTGGCCGTTTTTGCTATACATTAACATCTAAAATATTATTCGATTATTTCAAAATGTGCTAAATCATTAAAGTTTTGGTCATTAAAATCTTTATCATTATCCCAATCACCACCCCACCTTATCTTATAACCTAATGTTAATGCCGCACCATGCATAAGGCCTGCTAAATAATAAAATCTCTTTAAATCTTCAAAATCTATAGGATATGGAGCTATATCAACAGCAAGTGACGGATCTTTATTATGTTTGCTCTCTGGATACATTAATTTACTTTTACCTTGCTGGTAAAGACTATTTTGTTCTTGTTCTCCCCTATATCCTTGTAGTACGCTAAAATCGTAAATTTTAATTACTTCATAGCAAATTTTTTGTAATCTTTTATCGCATGTTTCTAACCTATCAAGGCTCTTATTTGAAAATTTTGGCATAATATATTATGAATAAGAAGTTAATGAATTTACTATTTAACAAATAACATATTTTAAGATATATTGTAACCATAGATATAAAAGAGGAAATATTATGAGAGACCTATATAGTAATGTAGAAAATGAAGTTGCTTTTAACACAACTAATATTACAAGTGACTCAACTCCTAATGGTAATATAATTGATTTACAAGGCTTCGCATCAATTGTATTTGTCCTCCAATCAGGCCTTATAACCGATGGTGCATATACGCCAGAATTGTATGAAGGTAATGAAGCAAATTTAAGTGATGCTCAGCTGGTTCAAAGTAATCATCTAATAGGCAGCTACTCTAATGCAGCCTTTGTAGCTTCAGATGATAATTTATCTAAAAAATTAGGATATATCGGGGATAAGCGTTATTTAAGATTAGATATTAGAGCACAGCTTATTATAACAGGAGGCACAATTTCTGCTCTTGCTGTTAAGGGAAATGCTTTACTGGCGCCGACTTCATAAATAATTTTAGCTCATATATTTTTTGCTATTGTTAGTTAGCTGTTTTGATTGTTGTATTTTATCACTATTTTCTTTTGTAGATAAAATCTTAAGTGTTTCTATAAAACTAGATAGTGATACTACATCCATTTTAGCTTTTTGTTGTTCATTTTTCATTTTTTTTAAACCTATTTAAATTAACTCTGCATATATTTGGTAATCTGACAATGGCTATATAATCATTGTCTTCAAGCCAATCTATATTTTTTAAGTCATTGGCTCTACAAGTTATATTATAATATTCTTCAAACTTATTGCCAATAGTGTAACCGACGGTAATGTTAGTAATATCAATATCTTTGTAATGTCTAGTAATGAATCTAAAAATATCTTCAGAAACAAGCCAAATAAACATTTCATTTTCAAATGAACCTTCAAACCTTTCAGGCTCCATAATTATTAGCGCCGCATTACCTGAATGAGTTTGATAAGCATCAACTTTGCGAATAATTGGTAAACCTCCAGAATTGTAAGGATTAAACAATTGTTTGATTTCATAACGCAGGCCTTTTAAATAATGAGGTTTTGGGATGCCATTAATCTTACGGTCTATTAATCCAATAGATATAAATAATATTAAAACCGTAGAAACTCCTACAAGAACCTTAATAAAATTTTTACTCATTTCCAGAACTCCCATTTTCTTTTTGTAACTTTCTTTAAAACTTCAATCGCTTGTTTAATCTCTTTTTTAGATTTATCATAATAAGAATCATTTCCTCTATATTCAAACCTAGCATATTTTGGAAAAAACTCTTGAAATAACTCTTTATTTTTTTGCATTTATATCTACATAGTTATCAATTAGTTTTTTAAATCCCTGTAAATCATCTCTATCTATCATCAACTTCAATCCTTTTTATAATTATTTCAATTTTTTCAACATCTTCATAACCCTTACACATAATATGTTGGCATATTTGCGCATCATCCCAATAAGCAATTCCGTTTAAAGCATCTTCTATTTGCTTCAAACAATTGCTGTTATCCGGCCTTGTTACAGGCATTATATGCCCTTTTTTTGCCTGCTCCCTCTTTTTCTTGCCATAGCTCTTAGGCATAGATCTATGAATATTAAGACGCATAATAACTGGGACACCACGCTTAAAATATGGCCTATCAAAATTATATTTATTAAATACTGCTCTTAATTCATTCCGGAAAATATAATTCTTTTTCTCATAGTAAGCATGAGTCTTTTTCTTTCTATTATTATCTTTCTTGTCAGTTATTTTTACTGAACCTTGTGGCTGTGCATAACCATAAAATAATATTCGTATTTCATCTTGAGTAAATTCTATAGTGTGTTGCATTAGTTCACCAAATTATGATGAATATGAGTATTCATATTATCATATTTTATTCGTGGTTGTTCAAAAACTGAAATTGCAGCTAAACGGTTTTCAACATAAATAGCATTATGTAAAGCAACATCGTTTGCTTGCATCAAATCACTTAATTCTTTTAGTTTTGCTGATAATAAATCGTATGTTGAATAATCACTAATTAAATCATTGATTTCATTTACAGCAATATCTCTTTTAGAATAAATCATAATAAACCTCATTTGTTGTTGGTAATACCATAATAGACCAACTAAAAATTGAAGTCAATAGTTTATTTTGAAATAGAAAACCCCTTACTAAAAGGGGTAAGTAAGGGGCGTGTGAGCTTAGTAAATTAAGATTATTTAAGTAATAAAAGCCTATAGTTAAAATAATTGCATGTCAAATAATTATTGATATAATATTTTTATGTCTAGTTTAAATAAAGTTATTCTAATTGGTAATTTAGGAAGCGATCCTGAAGTAAATCAAATTACACCTGATAGGAAAGTTTGTAATATGATACTTGCCACAACTGAAAGGTGGAAAGATAAAAAGACTGGTGAATCAAAAGAGCGTACAGAATGGCATAGAATAGTAATATACAAACCTGGGCTTATAAGTATTGCTAAGCAATATTTAAAAAAAGGTTCTAAAATCTATATTGAGGGAACGCTATATACGCGTAAATGGCACGATAAAGAAGGTAATGATAAATATATCACTGAAATTATCATGAAAGGTTCTAATTGTTCATTAACTATGTTAAAAAGCAAAAATAAAGAAACCAATAATCAACCAACCAAAAATAATCAATCTAATAAACAACCCTACCAATTAGAAAGCCAAACATTATCTAACAATAATAATTTTATTGATGATGAGATTCCGTTTTAATTAGGCATCCCTATAGTTGTGGATAGCGCATCGTGATGTGGGATGCCCGAATTTAGTATAATCTTATTTTAAAGGCTTGTGAAGCACATTTTTCAGTTAGGCTGTAGCTACAAACTAAAATAAGCGTTATTTTGTTGTACGGCCTTATTTAACCCAATAAAACTTATTTAGGTGCACAACCCTTTGTAAATTTCTGAACCCATGCAGGAAATGCTTTATTTAAATCCTTTGGCATTCCACCATTCTTTGGAAACCATGCATTATATTTTTTTTCTAGAAAATCAATATCCCAACCTTCAGCATAATATTCTGCTTGTTCACGTGCCTCATCAGATAACATCTCCCATATAGGAAAACTAATATTATTTTTCTCGCGCGCGGGGAGATTATTATCTATAGGTCTGTTATTATATATATAACCTTTGGGTTGGTTAGCATTGCTCACGCAATCATTTCGCATATGCGTTTGCTTATGCGTCCGCATATGCTCATGGATACCTTTTTTTTGCCATCTCGCGTTTGCGGCTTCCCTAGCTTGTTTTGATTTTTCTTTTGTTTTTTCAATTGCTTGCTTAAGCTCTTTGTCAATTCTCGGATGTATATAATAGCCATCTTCTAAAATAAAATATGTGCATAAAATGTGTTTTAAAGCAGCTTTTTCACTTCTAGTTTGCGCACCAGTTCCACGACATATTTTTTGCATTTTTTCTGCAATTTTTCCGCCATTATTCCAATACATTCTAACAAGCATGCAGTATGCCCCTTGCTCCATAAATGTTAAAGTTGATGTGTCACCCATCCAATCATTCCAATACATAGGCATGTATATAGGTGAAGACTTACTACCTGTCATTTTAACCTCAAAGTTGTTGTTGGAGGGTGCTTCAATAGCAAAACTAACATTAGGAATGTTAAAATATAAAGCACCCATAGTTTTTAAACTACTGGTTACTAGTAATGTCTAAAAAAACTAAATAGTCAAGATAATTAATTAAATGTTACTGTTGAGTCTGCATATTCGCCTCGGCATATAAACAGTTTTAAACCTTGTTTTCTCATATTAAACAATATTTTTATTTTATTCTCAAGCCAGTCTGGGTTAACTCCGGCCATATCACAAACCAAAGTATAATCTTTAGAGCACATCCATGACAATAAATCATTTTTATTTGGGTTGTCTATATCATCAGGATTAATATAATTAATGTCACGTAAAGCTTGGAGAATTACATGATACCATAATTTTCTTGGCGATTGATAATCCATATTTACCCTCTTATTGTACTTTAATTTTATAAGGGTAAATGTTAAAAATCTATTAATTTCTTTTAAAAAATTTTAATATATGCTTTCTTAAAGAGATAAGATGAGATTCTTTTATATGACTCCTATTCTTTTTATCAGCAATTTTATAACTTCTTGCAAGCGCTTCCAATGTTATATCACCTTTCCCCCTATGTAATATTTTAATTAGGTTCTCAAATGAGATTCCCCCACCACGCTCGTAATTATTATATACATTTAATGATAATCCTAAATATAAAGCTGCTTCCTTTTGCTTAAAGTGCATATATCTGCGCCATCTTCTTAAGTCCATTTTTCCCTCTATAAAAATCTGTTATTTTCTTTTATTATTATACTAACAAATTGCTTTTGTTCATGCTCTTCATCCAATAGTTTTGAAAACTTATCCATTTCATAGAGATCTTGAAAATATATATTACTATTAGCTGCATTTGCAATTTCAACTAGTTTTGCAATATTAGTATTTATTAAACCCAACGACATTAAAGACCAAACTTGTGAAGCATATACTTTAAGATTATTATGTATAAACATTTCAGATGCATCATCAATATCAAGTGGTTCATAACCTTTTAATGCCCAATATACTTTAGTTATAAATTCGACATTATTTTTCATTATCCCCCCATCCAAAATATTTACAAGCGGGCTCATTATCGTCGTAGATGCTAATATATTC